ACTGCTTTATAGAACACGGGGAATGTACACCCCAAAGAAAAACATGAACAGAAGGAAAAGAACTATTTTTATTTATGATTTATATTTTAAGCGTTGATATAGCAGGTTTCAACTGCTTTATAGAACACGGGGAATGTACACCCCAAAGAAAAACATGAACAGAAGGAAAAGAACCATTTTTATTTATGATTTATATTTTAAGCGTTGATATAGCAGGTTTCAACTGCTTTATAGAACACGGGGAATGTACACCCCAAAGAAAAACATGAACAAAAAGAAAAGAACTACTTCTATTTACGATTTATATTTTAAACACCGGTACAGTAGGTTTCAACTGTTTTATAAAACGAACAACCAGGTGATTCTGGTGTATTACATGTATTAAGACAATATTCACATGTATCCGATGTACTACCATATTTGAGATCAGGGTGTTCACGATGACAACAAACACACACATTATTTTTAAATAAACCAGTTTTTCGAGACTGTGGCAAAGGTGTTTGTGTAATAGGCAATACCGGTATTCCAAAAGCTCTCTTAATGTTCCGACGATGAGGAGGTTCGTAATATTTACGTTCCTTTTTAAATACAGGTTCTGATGCAATGGGTTCAAATTTCTTCGGACCCCTTTTGAAATCACTGTTATTTTGTTCCATATAAGAGCGATATTCTGAAAGTTTTTTGAATTGACCCATAAGTGGATTAATAATCTTTTCAGTAGATGTTATATCACGCTCCAAATCAGTAAGTATATTATATTCCATATCACCAACCACGTCAGTAAATTGTATACCGTAAGCCAACATAAAATCATCGTTAAAATCTATACGTTTTTCGAGATTGCTATTATTTTCACGAAGATATTCTTTAGGAACCATATTATGTCTATTTAAATGAGCTTCCTTCGAACCAACGATTCCATTTGAAAAATAAAAAGTAGATGAACGTTGGATTTTACAACCAGTGCTATAAACATATGGTTCTAATTCAAGCAAATCCGACAATGTCTTCAAATCAACCAGATCCTTATCAAAAAACTTAGGAAGCAAATAATCTGTAGATTCATTCATAATACGTTGTTGGAGTAAACGATATAACTTTAGTGTATCACCGCCCTGCATAAGGCATTCGAGCCATGCGTGAAGGGAATGACGATATTGTTCAAAATCCGGATGTAGTTTTATATACTGATTTAACGAATTAGCATCTGTAGGAAGAGGGTCTAATAAATTCTTTATATTATAATATTTACTAACGATTTCAAATTCCTCTAGAACCTGAGTCATAGTGGGGTATTGTATATAATCAAAATTTTTAGGTTTAACTAAATTAATACCTATACCATCCTGTGTCCTAGCCGTACGACCCAAACGTTGTTCATTAGTTGATTCTGTTTGCACTATATTAAAAAGGACATTCTTATGATTGACAACCGAATAACCACTATTAATAACACACGTGACACCATCTATTGTTATCCCCGCATCCACTATCGAAGTAGCCACTATAACATCCGTATTCATCACCTTCCTATTATCGGCGTTTAGAAAACTGACATTAGTTATATTAATATTTTTTAGGGTCTGGATTATACTCTCACATTTAGGACCATGAGGTTCTATAATAAGTACTTTCGTACCATACTGAATAGCTTCCGGATCCTTTTCCCTCGCCAATTTATCGTATTTATATAAAGCTAGTAGTGCTGATGTTGCATTCCACCCAGTCATATCAATAGTGTGTAATTTGTGTTTTCGCTGTAAGGGAACCTTATTTAAATGAAACTTTGTCTTGATGATAGAAAATTTAGGAGTAGCAGAAGTAAAGAAAATAGGAAACTTATGTTGCATCTTTTCATATAGAATAACCATCTCAGGACTTTGTTCATGAAATTCATCGAATATAAAAACGGTATTATTATTGTATAAATTTTCCTTATATGTGGCTAATATATGACCATAAGTACCACAAATATAACGGTCTTTGATTGAAGGAGTCTGATGTTTATTTATTTTCTTCAAACCAGGAATTCCCAAACTCTCTACAAGAACTTTACGTGGTTCACAAATTATTATCTGTCCTATCTTGTGCCCATTAATGGTTTTACCAAGTAATTCCTGTGGAAAGAAAAAAGTCTTTCCAGTACTAGTGGGAGCCGAAATTACTATTTCATTATTATTTTCCTCACACTGTTTTATAATATCCAATACATAAGGTGTCCATGCGCTTTTGTTGTATTTGAAATTCGATGACATTTCTTCATTAACCGACTTAAAATGAACATTAAGGAATTGAGTAATTATCTCAGCCAACTTAGCGATAACTTCGCCAAATGGTGCTGTGACCATAAAATTTTCCAATCCCTTAGGTACATGGTCTAATAAAAATACGGCCATACGTTTTTGGTTGATATAAAGATCTTTAGGAATATACTGCGTTATTTTCATAGAACTAGATCCATAATGCATCCAATACATAAAATTTGTCCATGAGTAAACCTTAGGTAAATCATAATTATATATATTATATAAATTAGCAAAAAGATTCAACAACGGAAGTCTACGACAAATTTTTACGAGCGTATTAGTGTTAAAATATATAAGAGCGAGTAAATGCATGCGCTTACGATAATACCTCAATTTAGTTTCCATTTCATCACGTTGAGTCAACAAATTAAGCCGATGATGTTGATAGAATTCCAATGGATTAGTGACGGGTTTATACGGTGATTCATTTATTTTAGATATAAAGGTACTAAGAGAAATATCATCTATCACGTCCCGATTCAACACAGTGGAAAGATATACGAATGACTCAACATCCATATTATTAGTATTAAACATGGGAGATAGATCTTCTAACTCAGGGTCATCACATGCAAACATCTGGGCAGGTAATGCACACATAATACTTTGAGCAACAGCAAGTATATTTTCTACCCTATGGTTAAAATTGTAGAACCCACTATACAACCACTGAGCCGCTTCTATATCCTTCCCAAGTTTAATCTTTGGAGGTTTGTAAAAATCAGTAATAACCTTCATATATGATGGAAACTTATACTTATTGACGAACCCAGGTTTATTACGAAGCGACTGTTTTATCTTTGGATACCAATATTTATATTCAGAAGCGAAGAAATCATAAGCTTTAGGTTGATGAGCAGTTAACACCACACAACCCTGAATGCGTTCTACCATATACATAGCACGCTCATTCTGATTTTTCTCAAATCTATAAGCTTTTTCATTCTTTAAATATCCATACCTCATCATTAACGTTTTCATATTATGTGTAACCGCATAAGTTGGTCTAGGTATGTTAGCTTCAATAAATTCATCTTCAAACTTTTCCGATGGATGAATGGACTTACTCAAAAATTCCTGTTCGAAAATAGATCCCACCTTTTCAACCTTTAAGTTCATCTTATGTACTGAAGCAAAATACTTAACTAAATCATCCGAACTAAGTACAGATTCAACAAAATCAGTAGAAAAAACATTATCATCACCAAAATTCATAATATCATTGTCTTTCAGAAAATCCTCAATTGGGGTAGATGTAATAGTGCAAACAGCTTCTATGATTAACGCGACAAGTGCTATTGAATTGAATTCAGAAGTAAGAGCCCAACCAGTGGTCCCCCCAGTTTCTTTACGTTTAACATATAATGAATGATCAACAGATTCTGCCATTGTATTAACGAAATAACCCTTTTGAACCGTCCTAAAGATCTCTGTTAAATGGCGTGCTATAGCAGAGTTATTCGGGTGGTGTTCAAATCCATTTGCTATTATTTTCTCAACTATCTTAACAATACTCGGAGGAATTTTTGAATCAAAAGCTGTTACATCAAGTGACATATGTCGTTTTCTATGGGCAACAGCAGCGAATATAACGTTAAACGCAGCCCCAGTCAGTGGCATACCAGGTTTCATAGGACGAGCCCACCACTGTTGTCTTTTAGCCAAATCAAACGCGAAAAACATAGTATACATATAAGATATAGAATTTTGGGCTATTATAGTACGTAATTTGGCTGGATCTTGCAGTAATTTCTCTTTAGTGACGACTTGAGATTTGGGAAAAACATGATGTAATTGATCTGGATATTTACCCGACTCCAATATATCTTGTACAACCCGATATATACTATGATGCCAATTATCTTTCATTATATCTCTTTTCTTTTTATAACGAGGGTCAGCATAGAAAGGCATTCCACTACTATATTTCTTTTCCACATGTTTCCAAATTTTGGGAAAAGGAGTTAACTTTAAATTTGTAAAAGAACTTGGCCAAGCATTATTCATAAAACGAGCTACACGATCTATCTGTAGATCTGTTAATGCATTTGCTGTTGATTTTTCATAATATCTAGCAGTAGCAGCATCTACGACCTCTGCATTGGCAAACTGTATACCATCCACCCCAGTTTCAATATCGAACTCATGACGTAAAACGTGATTTATAGAATTTAAATGTGTATCTATATAAGGATTGGAATTAACCGATCTACGGAAGTCTTCTAAAGCAAGCGGTGCAACACCAAACTCTTTATGCTGATTTAGATGGGTGATATAATACTTCAATGTAGCCTCAAAGGAACGATGTTGATATACGGGAAATTCAGCTAAGTTAACACCAATTTCATTTTTGAAGAGTAGCTTATGATAATCAGACAATATAGGAGCCCAAGCTGGTTTAGCCCTATAACGAAACGTAGGATTAAAAAAAGAAAGGATTTCCGATACGAGATTTAAGGCCTTCATACTATTCTTATAAGCCGCCTTTGTAGTCATAGTTTTCTCTATAAAGTCTATTAATCCGCTAACCCTCTCTAAAAATGTCTTCAAATTCTTTCTTAAATGTTTAAGCATTTCATCAACCAATGCTGGGCAACCAAGTATATGAGATAAATCTATTATTTTTGTGTATAAATCCTTAGTCCTGTCAAATGACAATTCTCTAACTGACATTATTTTTTTGAAAAGACGACGATATTTAGTGATTAATTTTCCATCTTTTTTAAGAGGTGTAGGGAGATTAGTTTGCTTTACCTCTTCTATCTTCTTAGGTTTAGTATAAATATAGTACACTACTTCCATGGTTTTCTGTTTTTCCAATTGATAGTGAAACTGTTTATGCAACGGATACTGTGTAGATCCTATCTCTTCTATATACTTACCATATTTAGGATGATTGGCATAAAAATTAAAACCCTTACGGGTATTCATAAGAGCCACGAATTCCGAACAATTATCGAATAACTTAAAATGTATCTCCGTTGCGACATCACGATTATTCCAATCCTGTCCGAAAGGAGGATTCGTTATATAAGCATCAAACCTCTTATCTAAACTAAGTATTGACATATTAAATATATTTTCATTATCGCGAGGTGTTATTTCCAAAACCTGCGGATCTATGTCAACTAGAGTAATGTTTTTATAATTTACGTTAGGAACACCTTCATCAACAAGGTTACGTAACTGTTGCAATATATTACCACTACCAGCACAAGGTTCACAAAGTTCCAAACCATCCAAACTTTTGTAACGTAATATAGACTTTAGAAAAGAATATGCTATATGAGGAGGAGACATTATCTGTTCATTATTACTAGCCTGACCAACATATTTATATTTCCTTTGATTATTCATTGTTTTACCATTTGATATCAATTGACCGAGAGTTACATCAATGGTTGGTGCAGACTTATATCTTTCATTGAAATCATATCCACTTGCATTAAGATTATAATTCTTCATATTAACATCCTGAATAATTATCAACGGTATATTTTTGTTTGTGTGTGAATTGTATGGTCGATATGGTTGTTTTTGTCGTTCTATAAATATATTAGGACTATATGCATCCATGTAATCATAATCAGGTGGTAATCTACGAGATCGAAAGTGACGACGAATCTGTTGTTCCCAAAAATTGTCATTAAACAACCACTCTTCGAACCAACCTAGATTGATCAAGTATGTCCAACACAAGAGATTAGTGAAACCAAAAATTAATAGAGTGAATTCATGAATGATTACACTTTTAAAAAGTCTATATAAGTTAAAGAAAAAATCTTTAATATCATACTTATATTCATTTAAGAACGAAAGGGACGCTAGATAAAGACCGTTACGTAACCAACGTTCATATTTAATCATGGGTATTGTTACGCGATTAAGACGAAATAAATAATACAAAATATGTAGAGTATAATCATTAAGACCAAAAACATGATTTATCAGGTTGGAATTCATCCTTATCTCCGGTGCGCCAAATAAAGTTTCAGGAAGTGAATTTAAATATCGACGAATTTTATCCTCACTAACAATTAACCAAGGTTCAGGACCCAGAGCTTCTAAATCTTCAAAGAATTTTTCAGGTGTTGACCTTTTCAACATGGATTTCTTTTGATTATATATAAGACTTTGATAAAGATACAACGGGATACGAAAAATAGAAACAATTTGGGATATAAAAGGGACTGTGATCTTAACCACTAATATACCGATAAATATAAAAGGTGCCATCAACAATACCATCCACTTACTAGTTTTCTCACTTTTAATCCATTCATTAATATGATCAGAGACAGTGGTACCAAATGTTTGTTCTACCAAACCCCTATAAGTGGTTAAGTCACTGATTCTACTAACGATAAACTGCCAGTTACCCTCTAATTGATTAGGATCGGTTTTAAATACATAGTCATCTATGTCAGTGAAAGTGCCGGGCATCGTATGAGTAACAGTTATCTTTAAAAAATCATTATGTTCCCAGCAAGCCGAAAAGAAAGCGGCAAAAACATAGTCATACAACCACAATTTATAAAAAACTGTAGCCATAATATGCCAAATCATATACAAGTTAAAAAGAGGTGCAGCCGCCAAATACATTAAAAAACAAAAAACATAGACAACAATAAAACCAAAGATACTCATGATATCCCAAAAGAAATAGTAAAACAAAGCAAGTGAAACAATCACCAAATGCACACGTACGAAGTTCAATCCAATATCAAAACGATGACGATTCAAATATAATTTATAAAGTGAAAACTGGATGAGAGGCCCCAGAATCCACATACCAACAATGTATATTAGAGGATTATCTTTGGTTCTAGCACTACGAAGCGTACCAAAACAAGCGAGCTGATTCATAATAAGCACTACAGTATAAAAATAATTAGCACTTTTAGACTCTTGAGATGAATCAGTCAATTTAGTGCCAGATAATTCACCAACCGATACATGATTTGTCATTTTACTTTTTTCATGGTGGTGATAACTTTCTCCAGGTATATCATCTTCATTATACCAGCTTAATAATCTCAATAAAGAGTTCTCTTTATCCCTATTCAACTTATCAACAACAGATAAGGTCGGAACATTCAAGACCTGCTGTTCCAAATTTTTCTTTTCTAAAAATTTAAACAATGACTGAGTTACACGAAATGGTTTTATCGCTTTAAAGTATGACTGTTTGACAAGGGGGATATATTCAAAGTCTAAGAATAACTCAAAAATTAAATAGTAACCTTGCCAATAAACGGGGTATATATATTTTATTGCTAAACCGAGGAAGAAAATACGAGTGATATCAGAATAGTAGAAAGGATAATGTACTAGATACTTTAAAAAACAATTGAGATAAATACAGTTATAATTTTCCTCATCTACTAAAATATACAAATGGAATCCCGTGTTTATTAAACTAGCAACAAATATAAAATAAAGAGAGACACCAAAATATGGTATAAATGATAACGATATATAACAAATAAACGATATATACAACGATTTCATATACAACGTAGTTAAAAAAGAGAAAACAAGACTCGAATACCAAACAGCTATAAAAATAACGTAGCTAGAAAAAACCAAAGAGAAAGGGATTACGAAAAAGAAATAAGTCAAACCACGGAGTTTAGTATAATCGAACGAGTAAAAATAAAAACACGTTAATAACGTGTAAGGGATTATACCATATATTAGAGCGAAAAACTGATGTTCATGGCCATCTATCAGGTCAAAGAATAAGTCCGAATAATATATACAATAAGATTTTGTCTTTGACCAGAGGTATGAATAAGTTTCATCTCTATATGCTATCCAATCATATTTGCGAAAAGCTTCTATACGACGAAAGTTCAAGGCAGCGAGTATAGTTAGCACATTAATAAAAACAAACCAGTCCGAAAAGAAATAAGCTATAATAACATAACCACTAATTCCGAAGAATGAATGAACCGAATACCGCCACATGAATTTAAGAACATTTATAAACCACATAACAAACTCAACCAAATCCATAAATGCTCTCCAACCCCCCTCAATATTATCTTCTATATATTCAACTACTTCCGATTTAACTATACGTTCCAAGAAGGGAGGGATACCCACGAGATAGTTACGAGGTAAAGCCAAGATATCAAGGACAGGTGTGGGTTTTTGATTATATAAAAACGGTTCGTTTTCCAAATGAATCATAGTTCCAAGTTCAGATTCATACTGTACGAAATAAATCTCTGCGTTTAAATTAATGTCTGTGTCACCTATCAATTGACCAACAGTTGGGGTTTTTAGATATTGTTTAACTTTGCTACTATGAAGTGCGGGATCATACATAGAAGTATAACAATAACCGGGTCTACCCATATTAAAATCCAACAAGTGTTTGTTACTACGATTATAACCATCATCGAGTAAAGGATCAGTGTACTCTGAAATGATACTATCGAGTGTTTCAGTCTCCACAAGTGACAATAGAGTCCTGGGCATAGTATCTCGAGTTTTTATTATAGTAGCGTTTCGATCCATACAATCCATATTGTTAACTAAAAAATGTAACTCATTACCATCTAAATCAGAATACTTATCAACAACTGTTTTCAAAGAAGGTGGGTTGTTTGAAGATATTATTTTCATCATCTGAGGGGTGACAACACTATTGTTAGTTTTAATATTTTTCAGATCTCTAACATCCATAGTATTACCCGCTATCTGAATATGAGCACCATGACATTCTATACACCTAAAGAATTTTTTCTCCTGTCTGTGATAAGTCTGATATCTGTTACAATATTGGGGTATATATTTCCCATCCGCGGAAAAAAACTTTTCAAATCCAGTATTACGATCAGAATTAGAACCAATTATAGCATCAAAGGGGATTTTATACCCAGGTATAGTGTTAGTTACAACAGACATGATACTCAATTCTACACTGGATTTACAAAATTTAGGAGAAGAGATATGATACTGATGGGTTCCATCAAACAACACTCTAAGTGTAACACCAACAGTACCAGACTTATGTTTAATATGTTCAAACGGTATATCCTTCCAGTCACTCTGAGTGAACCCATGCATATAGTAATTACTATAATGAGCCCAGTATTTACTATCTATAACATATAAAAAACAAAAGCCATCTATAAAACTAATATATTTCTTCCTTTGTTCCTCCTTCCTTTTAAGTAAGTATGCAGGTATAGGCTTATGATTAAAAAGGAGGTGGCGATTATGATCAATCGCTTTACCACGAAGACCAACATAACACTCTGTTAAAGGATAAACGGCCTTACTATTATAATGGGCATGCATAGATTTAAGTTCATCTATAGTAAAATGTACATTACTATTACAATGTGATAAGGCATGACAATGGAATGTTAAAGGATTCCAATTAGTCACACAAAAAGCTTTATCATGCGCACCAATATGCCGTAATTCTTCAGGACAAAAACGATATTTATTAACGAATTTCACGAAATGAGGTCTACAGCCCAAATCACCCACAACATGATCCTGATATGATAGATCAAAACTATCTAAATAACAAAAACCAGGTTTATATGAACCTATAGTATACTTACTAAAATCTGTGCCATAATGCTGTGAGAAAAGTTCAATGGTACTATAATCTCCCATATACATCATATCGTATGGAGCAGGTCCACGATATGAAAGAGGTACAACATGTAGTTGTTTCCCACGTTTGTATAATTGACATTTCAATGGACTAAAGAGTTTCTTTTTTCTCAAATATTTACAAAAAGTATCACATTTAGGGTCCATGCCCAGGTCTTCTACCAAGAAAGAGCGCATGTTAGATGGGAACCAAGCCAAATAACAATAACCATTATACTCATGAGCTCTAGCTAATTCATGATGAGTTTTTGGATCACTTTCACCATCACCATAACCACCTATTACCATTGTATCCAATTGTTTGGTGTAATCATACAAGAAAAACTTCTTGTAACCATATGAATATCTAGATGAATCAAAAGGAACTATATGGATGAAGATGCAATGAGCACTATAATGTTTATACATATAACGTTGTGTTAATTCAAAGGTGTCATACGAAAAAACTTTTTTAATATCCAACACACCGGGAAATTTACCAAGAATCTGAGCGTAATGGTCCCAATATTTTTCCTTGATTAAAATCAAATAATTATAACCATCCATATCCGGGTTATAATAAGATCCAGAATGACCATAATTACATGCGATGACCGGTTCAAGATAATTAATAGTATCAGTAGGAAGTGAACCATCCCACGAAGAGAGAAACTGCACCAACTCACCATCACTATCAAACATGTCTGCAACAGAAGAAAGATATTTAAAACGTTTATCAGAATATATTGCGTCAGGGTCAAAGGTTGATTGAGAATATAAAAATTCACAAATAAGCAGACACCTAGGTGTAACAAGACTTCTTTGTGACATTTTGGTTCCAACGGTTCAATATTATTAAAAGGATCAATTATTATATGTTTTGAATTCTAAATATCCACTTATGGCTGGATGTCGAGACGAATTGTAATCTCTTATTTACCACTAAAATAAACCCGTGAGTTTATCTTATTTTACAATTGGGTGTACAGGGATTATGTTCATTACGAGAACGTACCTCCCATTGGGAATTAAAGCAGGTTCCCCACTCAAGGGTGGAAAAAACATCCTAAAAGTACACTTAATAACGTATACATTGAATTATTAAAACATTGGTTTGTGACATAACTTTTTATCTAATATCCTTCTGTGAAACATTGCACAAGTAGACGTCTATCTACCCCGACTCAGTCTGGTCCCTATATAATAGGTTAAGCTTGTAAGGCTATATGCATGAATTGTTCACCGGGCTTATTATTAAAGATTAAACTTCACTTAACATCATGATTTATTTACAACATCACAATGGTGTGTAAATAAGTTTTAATAACTACTGCATAGGATCATAAACGGTTCAAGATGTTTTAGGTTTTCGAATTTTTATATTTTTAAATTATTTTTATTTCTAGGTAAAAGGATCTTAATGGATAAACTTTACCTTTCCTATTAAATCAATAACAATATGAGTAAATAATGAGTAAAAGAAAAAGAAAAAGAAAAGAAATCACTCCTTTTTTCCTAGTTACTTAGGAAAAAGCAGTTACCGCGAAAAGGAAGTTGAAGGAATTAGAGGGATTTACTTATTAGATAACTCTACCTTACACCCCATATCTTTCTATTTTTATTTTTAAATGAATTTTACAGGTCGTTTTTATTTATATTTTTTGTTTTAATATTTTTTATGTGATTGTTATTTTTTATATCCCGATACTTTGCCGGTTTTAAAAAGAAAACAATAAATCAAACAAACAGAAATACGAATAACATGAGGTTACATTGAACATATATAGTTTTATTACCTTCCCTTGCCAAAGGGGATAGGGTTTAGAACTGTTTACATAAAGAAAAAGGTTATATAAATGACCACTCGCAGCAGGCTCGAACAAGGAGGCTCTGAATATAAAGCTTATTTATACCACCAAAAAACTTCAATGTAGGCATGATTAATTATATGATCATGTTAAGATATATTGAAGGAAGAAGAAAACAAAAGAAAAAGAAAAACAAAACGAAAAGAAAAGCACATAATATACCTTATTAGGAGTGAAATTGGGTACATTGTCAGCTGCTATCTGAATAGGAGCATTAAAAACTAATAATGCATACATTATGTATCCAGTAATATATAAAAAAGAAACCAAAAGGAAGAAAAACGAAAAGAAGAGGAAAGGATAAGGAAAATAAGGTACACCAATTGTGACGGGATTGATGGTATTATTAGATAAAGGCATCCTGCATTCTCTAGGTGACATGAGTATTCTAACATCGTCAAAATCCCATTTAGCAAAATTGTATAAGCGACTATATTTATTTATTTCTCTCCTTAAATTTAATTCAACATCAACGGTTTCATTAGGATGCAGAAGCCAGAAAGAAAGTGTATTCCACTGAGACCAAATGTTCTGTTCAAGATGCCAATACATAGATATATTTGTACGAGATTGGTATATTTCACAATATATGGGGCAGAATAAATCTAAACGATCGATAAGATCACTCTGAAAAGCCTGTCGAATCGTAATCAATCTCAGTTCTTGTACCAGAAATTGATTTATTGTTTGATCCACTAGGTATGGTGCGAATACCATCCGGTGTAATTTGAGATCCTTTCCCAGAGTGTCTCGAGGAGTCAACTCGCAAGTCATCTGTGCCCTGGATAGCACGGGAACCTTGAACATAACCAAAACGATAATTAATGTCTTTCTGTCTAGGACCTTCAAGTATAGCATTACGTAATGCTGGTATCGCTTTCTGGAATGCACGAATTGAATCATTGGGTAAAACCTGTACATCTCCCATACTAGTATGTGCGATACCTTCTTTAGATGTTTGACCAGATGATGGAGCTTGTTTACCTGAAGCACTTGAAAGAAAGAGACTTTGCATTTGTTTGTAATAATGATTAATAACTGGATCATACAAAACGATAATAGTTCTACCAGTTGAGTCAACCTGACGAGGTGTCCTATCAGGGGCAGTGTTACCTGCTGCTTGACCATGTGCGATATCAAATGCTTCTTTTGCGATATGCAGAATGCCCTGTAACTGTTCAGCCACGATATCTCTTTCTGAAATTTTAGAAATCTTTTTAAATTCAAGTTCTTGTAACCAATCAAGTAATTGATGAGTGAGACCAAAAGCGCGAATAAATATACCCCGTTCATCTTTGTCACTACGAGGAGATAAAGAAGAAGGTCGAGGGACCACCGACATACGATATTCATACGATTCATCATCATGATAATTATTATCAGGTAAATAGGAATATGCGATATTGGTATCGTGAGGGTGACTCCTATAGTAATTAGTCATTGTGTGAACATACACTTAAGTCTAATTTCGTTTATGGCGTCGTAAAATAATCGAACGTCTCTATTATAATCCTGAACTAACCCGAGTTGTCTAGCTCCGTTACGTGTATTATGTTCAGTTATATCTACCCGATATTCTTTATTCAAGAATATTAAAGCTTCCGTAAAATGTTTAATTACAATAGGGGAAGATAAATCAAAACCACCGTTAGAAGGTTTTGTTGGAACTGTATTTTGTTTCAAAAAATCTAACACTAATTCACGATTAGCGTTTTTTGCTGAGTTATCTAGGAAAGCTAGAGCTAAAAAATTTACAAAATGAGTGCGGGTAAGCCAAAAACTTATACTTGCCATACACTAATCTAAACTAACAACGAATTTTATAAGAAACAGTTGCCCAAAAGGCGTAAACCAAAATATACACTGTTTCGATTGTTTGAACTATGTTTTCGAAATTAATGAAAGTAAAAGGAATTTTATTATTATTAACTAAAAGAACGTAGAACT